TACTAGAGATACAAGGATACATAGTTGGATCAGCTGATCTACCTTTAGATATCTCAACTTGAGATGCTTTCTTTCTAGGTGTCTTAGGCATTACGTCAAATACTGGTAAGCATTCCATAGTCATATCTACAGGTTCATGTGGCTTCTTAGCATAATCTATGATTTCTTCACATGATGATTCTAGGAGGCCATTTTCTAAATGGACCTTATATAAGCCTGACTTAGAATTCTTCGTATTTGGTACCCTTATGAGCCTTAGTTTATCTGTTACTGCTGGATCAGCATACTTAAAGACATCTTGCTTTGTAAGCTCTTGCTTTACTCTAGCATGTAATTCTGGAAAAGGTTCATAAGCAAAAGCAGTACTAGGGATATGGAAGTGAAATCCAGTACCACTAAAATATGCTTTTAAGGGAACACCTTTATTTTCTAACAACTTCTTTAATGCTATAGCCTTAATCTGGGCATCATCTATATTAGCTCCATCAATATCTAATATGAACTCTTCTGGTATATAGATATCACCATCATATCCTGCTAACTTTCTATTCTTAGCAAAGTAATCTACCACATAGTCATCATACTCATATAAAGACATATAAGTATCATGATCTAGGGGTGTCCATTTGATAATATTAGCTGGATCTTCAAAGTAATGACGCCTAGATAGGCTTAATGCGAATTCTCGCTTCATAATTTATCTCCGCATTTACAGTTATCTTCCAGTTCATTGCAAGTAGTGCAGACCCTTCCATCAAGGATCTCTTGACACCAAGCACAAACAATTCCATCTTTTGTAGGTTTATTACACTCTATACAATGATCTGGAAGTGGATTATACAAAATCTACCAATGCTTTAGTAAGCTCTCTTATAGCAGGCTTAGAAATATATACTGCTGTATGAGTATCATTTCCTGTTATAGCTATACCGGTAGCATTAGTAGTAATACTAAAAGTCTTACTTGGCTCTTTAGTATAAGTTCTAGGAAGTTTTATTTGCTTTATTGGAACTTTTTTCTCTTTATCATGTGGCAATGGAATGTTAGCTGGCTCATCTATAACTAGATCTTTAAGTAGATTAGCCGTAGCTTTCTCTCTGTAAGTAGTATTCTTTATTACACCATCTTCACATATATGCATTAAGTCATTTTCATCAAATAACTTATACTTACCTTCTGGATATTTCCAATGTAAGTTATCTGTACCGCAGCCTCTATTACAGGTTACTAATTTCATTTACTCTCCTTTACTTTCTTTAAAGTAAAATAATCTGCATCTGCATCAGAGATAGTAGCCACATAATCCAGCTCTTTGATTAATTCAAATAGCAGACTTTCTATGTTGTCCTGTCTCTCCTGCAGCCTCTTTATATGTTTACGGGTAGTCCTTTGCGTACCATAGTCATAATGTCTTGACCACTTCCAGGGTTTTAACCAACTACTCATTGTCTTTCTCCTTATACCAATATGATGTTACTGCACCTTGTTTTGAATATCCATTAGAAGTGTATGCTTCTACTTCTTTAATAGCATAATTTGCCATCATGCTTGATACTCCTATAAGTATAATAGTTAAACACACCCAAAATATTGCATATAGTTTGTCTTCACTATTCATTCTTTCTCCTTATATTGATTACATACCTCTTCAAGCATTTTATTTACTGCATAGGTAAGCAGAGGTCTAACGTACCTTTCAGGGAGCCGTATATTGCAACTGCCATCATTATTCTCTATTACTTCTATTTCTTCTTGCATTTCTCTCCTTTCAACTTATTGAGTTCTTTTTCTAACTGCTGAATAGCCAATCCATTCGCAGAAGTTATCGTATTTAGTAACTTAACTGATCCAAGTAGTTCTTTGACACTTTCATGCGTATCCTTGCCAAGGTGAGCTAACCGCTCTACTATATTTTTCCATTCACTGTTATCTTTCTTTTGGTAATCCTCTACAAGCCCATCAATAACATCTTTCAGCTCACTAAAATCCACCTTAAAGTCTGGTTCTCCGCAACAGCCATCACAGCCGTGAGTGCTATAAGCCTTCATCCAGTCTTTACCTTGACTGTTAATACTTAGAAAGTCAGCATTAGGATGTCCAACACCGTGCTTACAAGTATCCTCAACCAGTCCATTTATACGGGTAACTTGTCCAACTGCCCAGTTAGGTGCAGGATATTTCGTTACTGTTTGTGGCTCATTCACCTTCTTTTTGTGGCTCATTCTTCTCTCCAATCATCAAACCCCTTGGCAATACTATCTATTTCATTTTCTTTATATCCATTCTGGAGCAGATGTCTTGATAGATACCTATTTTCAAGGGCAAGCATATCCCTCTCTTCAATTAGGCCTTCTATTTCTTCTATGCTAAGTGTTCTCATTATTTCTCCCTTAAGCCGTATAAATCATTAACTATTTCATTTGCTATACTTGCAATAGTTCTGGAAAATCCCTTTGCATTAAGTAACTTCGTTTCTATCATATCAACAGCATATTCAATGCCCTTTAAAGAAGATATGTCTTTGCCAACAATATCTCCTATCTTGGTGATACAGTTCTTTCTCCCATCCCATACAAGCCATATTCCATCAACAGGGAAACCTTTGAACTTTTCCCCAACCTCTTCATATCTACCACTTGGTTTTTTACGGTAAACTTTTCGACTGTTTTCCAAGTCTGTTATATAATCTATATCTCTGTCTATTGTCATTCTTTCTCCTTCTGGTTAGTTTCACTACCCACTTCTTTTTTCTTTACAATTTTCAAGTGTCTTGTAACTTCTTTAACCTCTAAGCCTAAGTATTCTATGAGGGCTGTATGCTCATCTTCTATTCTTTTTAGGTCTGTTAATATTGGATACCATTCACCTCCCCCCAGTACAACTCTACGCTCTATGAGTCCACATCTTTCTAAACTCTCAATTAGTTCATTAAGTCTTCTACCTGTTTCACCCATTATTCTTTCTCCTCTATATGAAATGTAGCATTTAACCATGACATTCTTGTTACCCTATATAAAAAAGCGTCCATATCTTCGTCTGCTTCAGGGCATAATGCTGACCCCTCAGTGTGCCACCATATTTCAAAGTCTTTCATTCTTTCCTTCTCTCTCTCATTAGCCCAATCATGGTCTGCTCCTATTGTCATTCTTTCTCCTTTCATTCGTTTATCTTGCCACATTGGCGAGATATTGGCGAGATAATCATTCTGTCTCCTTTTAAATTAAAGCCTGTATGTAGGACTCCAACCTACATCTTCCTTATCGACATAATGGCTTCCAACCCACCACACTCTATCTGTGTAACCTTTCGGCACACCGTTAGCCAAGACTGCCATATAGGAAATGTTACGCCTCAATGCCTCCGTACTAAGGGAGGTTATTTTCACCTTCCTGCTACGCAGTCCAGTTACTTTCTACCAATACAGGCTATATACAAAATCTGTCTGAGACAAATACTGTACGGTAATAATGTATTGCATCACTTGCATTAAAGGGTGTTTTATGCCCTTACGGGCAAGTGCAATAGTTGCAGGGGTGGGAGTTGCACCCACCAGACCAAGGATATGAACCTCAGATTGCACTGGCATTCCCTGCGACACTTAAGAAAGAGGGCTTAGGGCTCTAGAATTATTACGGCAACAACCTAAGCACTCTTATCTCTCCACCTCAGAGTTTTAGAATGGTGTAACTGCTACGTCAGTGCCATTACTAGTTGTCTCAGTAAAAGAGTTATCTGTAGTAGCATTCTTAACATAGTCTTCGTAATATTTCTCTGCTTTAGACTTCCAGAACTCTACATTACCCTCAGTAAACTCTTCTACAATATTCTTAAATACTGTAGGAGCTACTTGCTTTAATGCTCTTGAATACTCACCTTCTTTATGGAAGTATACATTAAGTTCATGTCCTATTAGTTCTTCAGCAGAATCATCCATTTTAATTACTATATTGCCATCTGGACCATCTAATGCATCTGTTATGCCAGCATTAGCGAATCTGAATACATTACCTATAGCAAATTCTTCACCATCTGTATTGCGCTTCTCATATACCCTTAAAGTAAAGTTCTCTGGATAATCTTTGAACCATACATCTAAGAATTTAGCATCATTGTAATTACCATATTTAGCTCCTACAATAGTTAGAGTATGCCAACCAGTAGCAAAATTAGTACCACCACTTTTTCTTACTGTTAATGTTCTCATTTAGTCTCCTTTATGAGTGTTTGTAGGCTAAAAGTCTTGCCGCTGCCAGGAGAACCAATAATTAGTATTTTAGCTCCATCAAAGCCTTTCTCTTTAGCTGCTGCTATAACTTTACCATAGTCTTGTTCCATTTCATGATCTAATAAACCAGTTCTATCTTTGGCATGATCATATTTCTCACTTCTAGAAGTAACCCATAGATATTTATGCTCTCCTTTATTTACTACCGTCTTAGTATAGAATACAAAGTCGAACCATTTAGCTATATCATCTTTGCTACTACCGTCTATATAAGGTATAATCTTGTTACCATCATCCATAGTTTGCACTTTAGCATGACAATTACATATTATTACACCAGGAATCTTACTAATAAAGTCTAAAGAACTATCTAGCTTATTTTTAAGCTGACCCCATCCTTGTAACTTTAGTTTACCATCTCCATCAGATAGTTGTCTCATGTATTTCTTGGATAACTCAGAAAAAGTATCTAAGATAAGAGCATCTATTGCAGTTCCGTTTCTGGGAACTACCCTAGTTCTTTCTTCTTCTATTTTTAGATTACCTATAGTAACATTCTCTTTGTATAGTTCCTGTTTATACAGCTTACCTATTGTATCTTGAAATTGATTCCAAGAATTAGGTGCCAGTACAGGAAAGCCAAAGAGTTTGTGTATATAGTCTCTGGATCCAAGCGTTTGAGACCCATGTTCTAGATCAAACATGAGTGTTTTCATACGTACATCTCCTATTATAGACTAAAAGAGGGCACTCTTTAGAGCGGCCCCCTTCATGTCTGTTATTGTTATATATTAAGGATTATTCACCCAGTAATATACAACAGATATACTATAAACGGCAAGATATTTCTATCGCGCCGTTTCCTTTATTAACATCATAGTAGGAAAGTTAAAACTGAAGTTATTGTTCAGAGGTGAGTTAGTTATAAACTTTCTCACTGCATTAGCTATAAAGCTACCACTCATATTAGAGCAATAGCCAGTAGCCTTAGCATTACAGGGCTCTTCATTACTATCATCATCAGGATACCATACCTTTTTATACTTAGTTAAAGTAGGTTTAGTTATAATATACTGCTGATAGTGTTCAGCTCCCATCCTTCCATCTATAATGCATTCAGGTCTAGTAGTAGGATTACTGCAAATATGCGTTACCGCATCCATCCTGGCCTTCATGGAGTCAAAACCTAAGATAACTATATCTAATCTGTCTTGATAGAATAGTTCTTTAAATTCTTCATTATGCTCATCTACTATAGCCTGAGGGTTGATAGACAAGATATGACCCTTTAATGCTGAAGTCTTATCCTTATCTATATCGTTAATGGTATATTGTGCTATACCAATATTTACATCTTCTACTTTATCATAGTCATATAAGTGAAAATTTATTCCACCCATACGTGCTAATTGTAAGGCTGCAGAACTACCAATAGCTCCACAGCCCAACATATGAAAAGTATAATTGGCTGTTCCATCAAACAGTCCTTCATGTCTTGCTGTAATACTCATTGTGGCCATCCATTGTAAGAATAACCATGCATTGAGAGTTCATCCTCATAAAATGGCAGCTTAGTTTGTTTATCTAAGATCATATCATCTGGCTGTAAATGTAATAGTATTCCAGATTTAACCTCAGCTTCAGTGAAGAGACTTATATCATATAAAGATTTATGAAGATTAAGTGCTCCTTTTATATCTTCTATAGATTCTTTATATTGTTTATAAGAATATGAACCATCACATACTTTACTAGAAATTTCATCTATACTAGCTCTTAACTTATAGTAAGGAAGAAAAGTAGCATCCTTATAAGATGTTAAACTTTTATTAGCCTTAGAAGTATTTGTTTTATACTTTCTAAGTGCTGGATCCCAAACCTGATGTGCAGGAAATAATACAGGTTTAGAACACATTTCTTTAACATCATTAACTACCTTCTTAGTTGCCCTAGGAGGTCTGATAATCTCTAATTCTACATCTTCATGTGTTTCAATAGGATTCCATACAGATATTCTAAGTTTGTATTCGCCTTTTAAGTTTACTACTAAAGCAAATGAAAAGTCACCATCATTAAACTCTTCTATAGCTTGAAGATCAGTAGAGCTCCAAAACGCTTTCATTGTATGATGACTATGCCACCAACAAAATCGGAATACTTGCCCTTTTAGTTGTTTAGCTGTACGAGTATAATATTTAGCTAACTCATCTTGCTCTAAAGTGCAATTACCACTTGTTACTTCTTGTTTTAATATTACAGGATGCTGTATTTCCCAATCACCATCTTTATCTTGGATACATACAGACATACCTCCTATTTCAGTTTTGAGAGTATCATAGGCTTCTTCTGCATAGCCAAGAATACGATCCCAGTTTTTTTCTTTTATGTAAACCACTATATTTCTCCTTATGTTATAAGTTATCTGCTCCACCAGTCTGAGAAGCCCATTGTAATGTAGCTTCTTCTGGTGTAAGTATTCTTGTTTCTTGAGTTGGGTCGTTTAAGAGTTCTTCAAGTGAAGGAGGTGTTTCTGCAGGAAGATCTTTACCTGCTATATCCCTAGCATTTATAATTGATGAAATCTCTTCACTCTTTACTACTTTATTTTTAAGCAACAATTCTAATTTATCAACAGTTAATACTATCATGTAAGGAATTATGTCATATTCCTCACCTTCACACAAGTTATCTCTTCTGTGTTCTGTAAGAAATATTCTATATTTATTAAATAAATATGTATGATATTCAAGATCTTTTATCCAGAATTCCTCTATAAAAGTATAAAGATGTGAACTATTCTTAAGCATAACTTCTAATGGAGGTTGAGAATCAATTATATTATTTGTAGCCATTAGTTCTTGTCTTTCTGCAAAAACGCCTAATATAGCTTCTGTTTGTTCATCTATATCATCTAATAATACAATATGTAGATTTTCTACATGTGAGCATTGACTGTTAGATAAAAACTTACAATAGTGACAAGGAGCTGTACTAAAGTCATAATTATTAAAATACTTTATGTATGAATCATCAGTAGATACTTCACAGGACTCCACATTTCCTAGAATATTATTTTTAACATAATTATAAGCTTCATCTGGAATGTTTTTTACATAATTACAACCTCTAACACATCTTGTTGCACGTGATTCTCTAACAGATACTTCTTTGAGCTTTTTAAGAGGTTCAGCTGAACCATGAGTATATAATTTATATATTCTATTTATAGGATATGTTTGAGGTACATAATAATTATGTAACCAATTATATAAATGTGTTATACCTGCATAAGGATTAGCATTATAAAATGATGCTTGTATACTTTTGTCTAAACTACCCATACAAGCCATTCCTTGAAGATGCATATCTTCTTTGCATGTGTCCCATAGAGTTTTATCTATAGAAGTTCTTATATAAGGATGATCTCCTACGCTACTAACAAACATTGCTCTTATTCTAAAGTTTTTATCTACAACTGAACTAATATTAGATTTAATATTAGAGTAATCTCTTTTCCAAATATTAGAAAGTAAACTTACCAGTTTAATACCTATAACAACATAAATATTTCCTGGAATAGGAATTTTATGTACATATAATCTACTATTTGATTTAAGATGTTGATACTTGATAATACCTTCTTCAAACTTTATTACATACATTAATAAATAGTCTGATATATTTGGTGCAGTAATTTCTACAGTATGATCTAATAAATTCTCATTAATTAAACTATTTCTTAATGTTGAAACAGGAGGTTTATAACCAGCTATAACTACATTACATGTTAAAGTATCATAATGTTTATATGCTAAAGCTATATTTTTAGTAATATGATTTTTAAGTCTGTCTAATTCTTCTTTTATATCATCCGTATTATCTTGCCATTGAATATTATTAGACCTTAAAGTTTTTAACAAATCTTCTAACTTAAGAAGTTTCCTTTTAAAGGTTCCGAGCCTCCAACCATATTGATGTATACGGTTAAATATACTATCAAATCCTCTAGGTTTCATATCCCATCGTAATATATGTTTAGTATATAAATCTTTTATTTCTCTATAAACACCAGGTTTAAATCCAAAGTTTTTATTAATACCTAAAGAAGTATCATACATCTCATTAAAAGCATTAATTGCATCTAATACTTCCGCTTGAGGACCTATACATACTTTTTCTATTATACCTTTCATATCATTACTATTAAAATCTTCAAAAGATGTATATCTTTTTATTTTTGCTATATTCATATTGCCTCCTTTAAAAAATAGAGAGAGGTAGAGTTAATTCAATATCTTGCGCCGCGGGCGACTTACAGTTGAGCATTAACCACTAGTCCTCTCTCTAAGTTTTTTAATTACAATGACTTACTACAGTTCGTAGAGAGTCTTCCTTTGTGCTGGCATTGAAATAGTAAAGGTCTCTACCAATACTTTTCCACCCTTTTTGTCTGAAGATACAGCTGCTACGATATCACCATCTTGAAGTTCATAGTTATCTGTTACTCCGCGTCCATTGACTGCTACAGTAGCATTATTAGAGATATCTAGTTCTTCTCTAAGTGCACCTACATTAGTAGCATTTACTTCACGTTCGGGGAATCCGCCCCCAGATAGTACTTTGATATTAGGCATTATTAGCCTCCTTATTTTTATTGGTTTCTTCTGCGTCACGTAATTCTTTCCACTCAGTTTTAGATACATACTGAGCTTCTTTACGATCCACCACTCTTCTTGCGTCTTGATCACGCACCCTTAGGAGAGTTCCTACGGGCACTCTCTTCCAGTATTGAGAGTTCTCTTTCGTTACTCGTATTGTTTTCATATCTCTCCTCTTTAAAAGTTAGAGGGTCAGGCCTCGACTCCCAACCCTCCTTCTCTAGTGGTCAACTACTCGCTATCCGCACCAGGATAAGTACAATTATTGGTAGATGTATTTGGATCTCCTAGTCCATCTAAATCTCGGTCTAAATACCAAGTTATTGGACCTATACCATTACATACACCACATTCATCCCATTTATTAGAGCGACACAAGTCATTCAAATCATCACTGTTGCGTACCCACTGTAGTATTCCATTATTATATGTTTTTGATATTTCTACAGATTCTGCAAGGTCAGTAGTAAACCAGCTACCACGCCAATAGAACTTATGGTCTTCACCTTTAGCTCTATGCTCTATAGAAAATGCATCTTCAAAGCTCATATCATCCAGATTTATCTCTACTGTAAGTAAGTCTTCTGTTACTTCTCTTACAACAGGAGTAGACTCTGCTTGAGCTTCTTTACCACATCCCACTATTATTAGCAATACTATCATTAATATGCTATTTTTCATTACGTATCTCCAGTATTTTAGTTATAGCTTCCATTTGCTTCTTAAGATGAGTTAGTTGTAAGTACATCTCTTTTTCTAGATGACTAGGTAAAGGTCGCTCATCTTCTTTAGATTTTAATAATACTCTCTTAGCTGTTCCCATAATCAATATCTTTAAGAGTTTCATTAATTTTAGATATACCTTCTAGATCTTTACTAGTTAATGTTACTTTAGTGCCATCAGTTAAACTAAGACCAAAAGAAGTTATTTTCATTCCCCAAGTTGGTACAGATATTGGTAAATGATTAGTTACTTTAGGTTTACTAGTATAACGCTTAACATTATAGTTGTGAACATTAACAGGTCTGATAGATTTATCAGTACTTTTACCATTTATAGTAATAGTATTAGCAGGCTTACCATCTTTTTGCCACTTAAACCCATGAGTTCTCCATCTAGATATTGATTGTGGTGAAACTCCATATTTTCTAGCTGTATTAGAAAGAGAAGCACCGCTAAATACTTCAGCTAATGCTTGAATCTTTACTGGTAATGCTAAATATACAGGTCTCTTCATCTTTCTTTTCCGTCTAGTCATAGACTTCTCCTTTTTTAGTTAAATTATTGTGTTAATACTAGGAAATCCCCAATGGATCTTCCAATAGTTGCCCTTGATATCGTGGTCTCCCCATGCAGTCCACAACATGATACCAAACAAGTATATTCTCACCTGAGAACCAAGCTTTCCTTTCGTAAAGTAAGCGTCGATCCCTAGGATTACTTTGTCGTTTATCACTAAGTACATATTCATTTATTATGTCCTCCAGTGCTATCTGTTTTGCGTAAGCTTCCATTGAGCTTTGGCTTAGATACTTTAGGATTGCTGGAGTAGTCATTGAGTAGTCCCCATATTTTCTCAAGCTTCTTCTTTTTCTTACGCCATTTCTTTACTCTTAAGGTGTCCTTAGTAGTAGTAGAGAGGCGGCTTCCAAGTAGTTGATTGAGTCGTTTAACAGTTGTTTTGATTAAGGTAGGTGTAACTACAACGCCTTGATCATTCGTTGGTCTAGTTAGGTTACCTAGTCCTACCTTCTTAAAATGCTCTAGTTGTCCCTCATAAAAGTGTATGATATGAGTTAATGAACCATAAGCTTCTTCCGGCATATGTATCTCCTTTTTAGTTAATTAACCATTTAATTCCATGATATAGTATTAATAACATGGTTCCAATGCTACATCCCCAGATTATACAAAGTAGTATTAGATGGAATGTAGTGTTTTCATAATGGTCTTTCATTGTTAGTCTCCTTTAGTTAAGAATAGGAAGTTAAAGTTGAGTAAGATTCGATTATACTTGCAAGTTACATTCTTCTTTTTACTCTATATTGTCTTTAAGATGTCTCTCAGGTCTTATAGGGTCGGGTCATCCGCTCACCTACATCAGCCCTAACTATTACGGTAATTGACAATGCTTGCTAGCAGAAGAATGCATAAGCAAGCCTTATAGAGGGAAAGGACTAATCATTTTCAGTGATTAATCAATATATGTAACTACGAGAGTTCAGTAAATTATTCTGTTCATTCTACCATTTGGTAGCTGATGCGGGTACAATCCCTAACTCTCTACTTGCCTGCAGTCCTCATCCACTACAGTTCACAAGTTTCCAACAAACTTCTAGAGAGTAATTAATTCTCTATTAGTTTACTTCCTAAGTTAATGAGAGAGCCGTCAATATCTATATCATTAGAGAAGAATTGGAGATTTTCTCTAGGAATAAACAATGCATGAAGTGATTAACCCTAATAATGGTATAGCTTGACCCTTCCACTGCTCTCTCATAGTTAAAGTATAGCTAGTGGGAGAGACATTGATGGGATATCTCTCCCTTAGCTCTGTTTAAAGCATAGTATCCTAGTGTGACTTATCTAATGATAGTTGACCAGTTCAGATAGTATGACTGATACCATAATAATGGTATCTATAGAAATTATTAGTATACCAGAGGACTCAAGCAATATGCTGAATGCTGTCTAACCGCATGTCTTATACAATATATATGGTGACACTCAGCAGTAAATATATATATATACAGGGATAAGAAGAGAGGTTACCCTCTCTCCGTTATCCTGGTGCCACTAGAAGCGATTGCCTTTCAAGCCAAACTCCAACGTACGTATACTACGTAGATAACTACGAATCTCCCCTACGAGATCATAGTCCTCTTCAAGTCTACATTTGTGCTGCAACAGTGCTGCCTGTCGTCTGGCCTTCTTGATGGTAGTCTTTGTAGCTGACCTATTACCAATACCCTCATCTAATAGTTCGTTAGTCTCAACCTTCCAAGCTTCTACATCATTGTCTAGATCCATATCCATCGTTGTAATTGTAGTAACATTATTCTCTGACATTATCTGTCTCCTTTGATTAATTATTATTATAAGTATACTAGTATATAACTAAAAATTGAATATAACGTAATCTCGATAGAGAAAAACCCTCCGTTAGGGGGTACCACTGTTTAAAACACCACACACTAAAATGCTACATTTTTTAAAAGTTAGTGCTACAGGTCACATATATTTCTTGTTCTGATCCGTATATTAGTTGTATATTATGGATATGATAACTAGAAACGATATATTTCAGGCAGTAAGATGGTTCAACTTAATAATAGGTATAGCAAATTTCTACTATTACTTTATTGGTGCATCTTTTTTCTTACTCCCGCTTGGGGCACTGAACATGGCAGCATGGGCGTTTACTCTTGGCAGGAAAGTGGAGGAATCAGAGAAGAAGTAGCCAACATTATGTTAGGGCTATTCTTTTTAGGCTTAGTGAAGTTAGGAGATTATTTGGATGATAACCCTATGGCTGGGTACAGTTGTCCTGATTACTGTGAAGTAGATCATGAACATTATAAGGGGAAAGACTATGAAGAGAAAGATGAAGAAGCCACCGACAAACAAAGAGATACTGAGCTATATGGACCAACTCTTTCTGCAGATAGAGAATAACCAGAAAGCTGTTTATGATATATCTCAAGTGCTATCTGACTATATGAGTTATAATGGGGATACAGACAAGTTTGCAGACTTTATGAAGAATAAGTACTCTGGATCCGATGCTGAGATACCGACTCGCTGGTCTGTATTTACTAAGTCGCTATTTTACAGGTACTTACGCTTGAAAAAAAAGCTTGCATCATATTACTTAAAGGTAATAAATTATTACTAGTTAGTTTAACTATTAGCTTAAAAAGGAGTTATTATGAAGATCTACTACTTAACAATAGCGTATAATGAAGATACGGATACTATAGAGTATATCGAAGAAGAGGTAGTAGACAATAGTAGCCCTAAAGTGTTCACCGAAGCTGATTTAAGTGGGTACTTCGAAGAGGACCTGATTAGGTTTATGGAGGAGGCGTACATCGTAGGTGAGAGTTAGTAGGGTACATACGTTTGACTACGCTTCACACTTGTCAAACGTGGGAAATGGAAAATGGGAAACGGGAAATGAGAGAGTATAAAGTTAGGGGAAGACTACATCCTGTATACGAAGAGTTAGATGAACTTCCTCAAGAGATAGTTGTTTCTTCAGATTGGAGGAATGCTGAGATAGGTGACTGGATAAGAGCTGATGATGGTTGTGTGCTCCAGGTATTGAGAAAAGGTAGCATAAAGCGTCTTGGTAAGGTTTCTTACTATATAGGTACCTGTACGGGGACTTTTCCTGACGGTCCTAATGTCCGGATGGATACCGAAAGGAGAGACCATATATACTCGTTTGGGGGTAGAAAAGTCAAGGATACCATACGCGATAGAGAGCGCCTAACCAAGCATGAGGTCTTATTTGCTCGGTATATTGTAGCTGGATTATCTCTTGAGGAATCTTATATGAAAGCATTCCCTACTAATCAGTTTAACTATGCCAAGGGGATGGCTGCTAACTTATTTAAAACGGAGAGGATTCAAACTCAAGTGAAAGAAGAACTAAAGCCAGTACTAGAAGAGCTAGGGATAGATAATAAGACAGTTTTAAAGGACATAAGAGACGTCTCTCAGACTGCGGAAAAAGAAGACGTACGCCTAAGGGCACTTTTTAAATTAAGTGATATTCTAGACCTAGAGGACAAAAATCAGACAAGAATAACACAAGTTTCTGGAGCTCTTTTCCAAGGCTTCTCTTCTGAAGCGCTGGAAGAAGCTCAGAGACCTGAACTAACGGAGGTTAAGAAATAATGGGTTTAATGGATACACTAAAGAGCCTTGGCTCTAAAGATGATAAGATGCCGTCAGATTGGGGGGCTATAGAGGGGAGTGAGTACGACTTAAATTTCTCAGGTAAATCACAAAAGCTAGCTGACAGTGACGCAATGAATATGCTGTACAGGTCATTTCCTTATGACCCTAATACTACAGCAACAGAGGGAGAAGGCTTAGATTTTGGGGGTTATATGAAAGAGTTGGATCCAGAGGTTATTGGTGGAAGGGTCTCAGAGCTAAGAGAAATGGGCTTTGGGGGCTCTGGCAGTAAGGACGGCTACGATGAGCGGCTAAAACAGGTCGACCCAAAATTTTATAACGAAGAGGGGGGCATGAGCGCGTCTAATTATGTGGAGCACATGATGATGATGGGAGAGTTTACAGACAAAGTCCATGGGGGTGACTATGGATCTATGGTGCAGTCAGCCAGGAGAGCTGAGACTACCCCTTCTTCTGAGGGCCCTGTTCCAGCCAGTGAGTTTGGCCCTGTAGCTGAATTGAGAGAGCCCTGGGAGACCTTTGATACCGAAGGACGATACAGGGACTAAGTGAATATAAACTCTAGAAATGTCTCTAAAGCAGAAGAAGAACTACTCCTTGCACAGGAAGACCTTATTGCATTTGGTAAACTCTTTTTGCCAGATGACTTTATGCGAAGCGAGACTCCATTCTTCCATTACCAGGTAGCTGATGCAGTTAACGACTTATCAATCAGGGAACTTGCAGTTATTCTACCTAGAGGTCATGGCAAGACTGTACTCACTAAATGCTCCATTATGCATGATTTCTGCTTTACTAAGGAACCACTCTTCTATGGGTGGGTTGCAGCTTCTAGTAAAATTAGCGTACCAAACCTTGACTACATCAAGTATCATATAGAATATAATGACCAACTAAGATATTATTTTGGGGACTTAAAAGGGAGAAAATGGACGGAAGATGATATTGAACTTAAGAATGGCACTAAGCTTATTAGCAAATCGAACCTCTCTGGTATACGTGGGGGAGCTAAACTACATAAAAGGTACGATCTTATCGTGCTGGATGACTTTGAGGATGAAAATAATACCATTACACCTGAGTCTAGGGCTAAAATCTCTAACCTTGTTACGGCAGTTGTATTTCCTGCTCTGGAGCCTCATACGGGTCGTCTTAGGATCAATGGAACTCCTGTGCATTTCGATTCTTTTATTAACAACATTCTGGTCAACCACGACAGGGCAGTGGCTGAAGGCAAAGACTTTAGTTGGAAAGTGATCACCCACAAGGCATTGCAAGAGGACGGCATTCCCCTATGGCCAAGCTGGTTTGGTATAAAGGAGATGGAGAGAAAGAAGAAGTTTTATTCAGATTCTGGCCAGCCACAGAAATTCTATCAAGAATATATGATGGAAGTTCAGAATGAAGACGATGCAATATTTACTAGAAATCATATCAAGTATTGGGAGGGCGATTTTATCCATGATGACGAAACAGGAATATCGTATATACACACATCAGATGGGGATGTCAAGCCAGTCAATATTTTCACGGGTGTCGACCCCGCTACAGATTCTACTCGTAGGGATAGCGACTTCAGCGTTCTACTTACTCTTGGGGTTGATACTGATAACAATATATATGTTATTAATTATATTCGCAAGCGTTCACTCCCTGTTCTCGGTATCCCAGGAGATCCTAAGAAGGGAATCGTTGATTACTTGTTCGAGCTTAATAACATCTATCACCCTTCCCTTTTTACAATCGAGGAGACTACAATGTCTCGCCCAATATTTCAAGCGCTTATGGCGGAAATGCGCAGGCGTAATGACTTCTCTGTCAAGTACTGCGCTGAAAAACCAGGTAACAGAATGTCGAAAAGAGACCGGATCCAAGAGATACTTGCTCAAAGGTTTTCGGTGGGTGCGATACACATTAAGAAGGACATGTATGACCTTCAAAGAGAAATTATAACTTTTGGACCCAGAATGGGGCATGATGACACTATTGATAGTCTCGCTTATGCTTGTAAACATGCATACCCTCTTAAAGGTATTTCAGAGACTAAGGATGGTTGGCAGAAGCATAAAGTTAAAGCAAAAAGTTGGGTGACAGCATAATGGGTATATATGACACTATCACACGGCCACTTGATCCAGGTCGTAGTGATAAAAAAATCACGTATGAGAAATCTATGGACAGAGAGCGGTCAGTCTATCAATATCTTTCTAGCATTGCTGATGCAACAGGCTATGATAGGCTAGATTTAATGAAGGCGGCCCACATAGAGTCTTCATTTGGAGCTGATATGGGGGATCAAAATAACGATAAGTATGGATTAATGCAAAGTGGTCACGACACTGCTGGTAAGTATGGTGTGGACAGGTATGATATGGCAAACTTTTATGGTGCAGAAGTTAGGGCTCGCACAAAGTCAAAAAACTCTGATAAGGATTTATGGTATCAAGCAAATACTGTAGAGGAGGCTAATAATATGGGGATAGAGAAGGGTTTATTAGAATATATGACATGGCAGCAGGGCCGCAATGGAATGGCAAAGGTAATAAACATAGCTACCGATAAAGATAGAGATGGTGTATCTTTTTCATCTGGCAGTTTGTCTGGAAATCTTGGCAGCACAAGAGAGCATCTCATAAACAATATGGCATTAAGAGACAAAAAGCACGCAAAGGAATTGCGCAAACTTTCTGATCACGAGTTGGCAAACCAATGGATAGCACTTACAAAAGAAAAATGGGAGACAGCAGGATCCGAGATAGAGTTTAAAGATGATTATTATGAGGTACCTGAATAATGGCTAAATCAAACAAGAAGGCAGAAAGAGTTCGGATGATTTTTAACAAATCACGGACTAGCTCAAGGATTCAATGGGAGAGAGTTAACCAGAAAGGTTATGACTTTTCTAATGATAATCAGTTAACTGAGGAAGAGCGCCTGAATTTAGAAGAGCAGGGGATGCCTACATTTACTATAAATAGGATTACACCAGTAGTAGAGATGCTTAATTTCTATGCTACTGCTAATAGCCCTAGATGGCAAGCAGTTGGAGCTGACGGGTCAGATGTAGATGTAGCAGCAGTATTCAGCGACATGGCTGACTATATCTGGTATAATTCAGATGGTCCAGCTATATATGGTAATGCTATCAATGATGCGATCACTAAGTCTATTGGATATATGCTCGTCAACGTCTCTCCAGACGCTGATAACGGCATGGGGGAAGTGGTTGTAGAGCAGCCAGAACCATTCGATATATATATTGATGCTAAATCTAGAGACATGTTATTTAGGGATGCTAGCTATATACTTATACGGAAGATCTTACCTAAACAGCACCTTATGAGTCTGTTTCCTGAAAGCAAATCTAAAATAAAGAAAGCTAGTTCTGACGAAAATAATGATGACCTGTATACAGTAAAGTCTAAAGGGGCGTTGCAGAAAGATTTTCACTATAAAGATATAGACGAAAGTGAGACTGTTGATCCTGAGTCTGGAGATCATGATACGTTTCTAGAATTTTTCGAGATGTATGAAAAAGTTAAGGTGGAGTATGCTAATGTCTTCTATCAAATACTTCCCACAGAGGACCAGATAAAGCAAATACAGCAACAAGTTTCAGTTCAAATGGAGGAGATGCGTGCTCAAAGTGATGTGGCTATGCAAGAACAACTATTAGCCTTAGAGGAGCAGGTAAAGAATAAAGAGATTATTCCAGAAAGATACCAGCTTGAGGTTGAAGGGCTAAAGAAGCAGAACGAAGAACAGCTAGTTGCAGCAGAACAGCAGATAACTAGCGAACTTATGTCTCAAGTAGCTAGGACAGAGAACATTATTATATCTAAAAAAGAGTTCGATCTTATGATGGAGGATCAAACATTCGCTAGTACTGTTATAGATGTAGTTAAGTTTTATAACTCACGAGTTCAGCAGACTTGCGTAGTGGGAGACCAACTTTTATATGAGAAGATTTTACCAGAAAATATTACAGAATATCCCTTAGTGCCTTTTCATTTTAAGTGGACTGGCACTCCTTACCCAACCTCCGCAGTGTCCCCCCTCATAGGCAAGCAAATGGAGCTCAATAAAGCACATCAGATAATGGTACATAACGCTTCTTTGGGCTCTTCTCTCCGCTGGATGCACGAGGAGGGATCTATAGATACAGATCATTGGGAAAAGTACTCAAGTTCTCCTGGTGCTCTACTCCCTATTAGACCTGGAGCAACGCCTCCAACCCCAGTTCAGCCAGCCCCATTAGCTAATGCCTTCTATCAGATAGTACAAGAAGGTAAAGGTGACATGGAATATTTAGCTGGTATATACTCATCTATGCAGGGCGATGTTTCAGGACAGCATGAGACCTATAGAGGTATGCTAGCTCAGGATGAATACGGCACAAGGCGTGTAAAGCAGTGGATGAAGAATGTTGTGGAGCCAGCATTAAAGCAACTTGGAACAGTGGTTATGCAATTTTCACAAGCAGTCTATACAGCTCATAAAGTATTTAGAATAGTTCAGCCAAGCGCAATACAGGAGCAGAGAGAAGTGCAGATTAATATCCCTATATACAATGATCTTGGAGAGGCGATAGGTAAATTTCAAGATTACTCTACCGCTAAATTTGATGTAAGAATTATAGCTGGATCAACACTTCCAGTTAATAGGTGGGCATATTTAGATGAGTTAAAGCAGATGATGCAGCTCGGCATAGTCGACGATATTGCGGTTCTTGCTGAGACTGACATTAGAAACAAGGAACAAATAGCAGAAAGAAAGAGCATGTATGCACAATTATCACAGCAGGTTGAACAGCTTTCTGAGGTGGTCAAGAATAAGGAAGGTACCATTGAAACCCTTGAAAGACAGCTTGTACAAGCAGGTATTAAAGGTAAGGTTATGCAAGCAGAGGTTGAGATTAATAAAAAGAAAGTCGAGACTCAGTCTGAAATAGAAGGTGAGCTCAAGGATACCAGGCTAAAGCAAGGGGCCGCAAGAGATAAGATGAAAGATACTGCTGTAACTGAGGGTAGGCGTTTAGGTATGGGTATAGATAATATTCTTAAAAGTACAGAATTAAACCAGGAAAAAAAGTCCTTGCAAAATAATAATGAAGTTTAGTAACTTAT